TTGGTGCAGTGCATGAGGAGTTATGCTCATGGTGGAGCAGAGAAGACGCTAAAGACAACCAATTAGTGTTGCTACCACGTGACCACCAAAAAAGTGCTATGATCGCTTATAGGGTTGCTTGGTGGGTTACAAAGCACCCTGAGACAACTATCCTGTATGTGTCTGCTACAGCCAACTTAGCAGAGAAACAACTTAAAGCTGTCAAGGATATTTTCTTATCAGACATATATCGTTTTTATTGGCCTGAGATGATTAACGATATGGAAGGTAAACGAGAGCGTTGGTCTATGGACGAAATATCTGTTGACCATCCTAAACGCAGAGCAGAAGGTGTTCGTGATGCTACAATTAAAGCTGCTGGTATTACAGCTAACGTTACAGGATTGCACTGTAATGTGGCAGTGCTAGATGACGTTGTAGTGCCTGATAATGCTTACACACAGCTTGGTAGAGATCAAGTTAGAGCATTCTACTCACAACTATCTTCAATTGAATCTACAGGTGCTAGAGAATGGGCTGTAGGTACTCGCTACCATCCCGGAGATTTGTATAAAGACATGATGGAAATGACTGAGATTTACATGTCTGATGACAATGAAACAGAGATTGAGAATCCTGTGTATGAAATATTTGAACGAGTTGTAGAGACTAATGGTGAATTCCTTTGGCCTAAACAACGTAGAACAGATGGTAAAACATTTGGATTTGATGCTAGAGAACTGGCTCGCAAGAAAGCTAAATATCTAGATGTAACACAGTTTTATGCTCAATATTATAACAATCCAAACGCTGTTGAAACACAGCTAATCGACCGTAGTAGATTTAACTATTACGAACGTGATAAGATTGAAAACTTTAGTGGAGCGTGGTACTTTGGAGACAAACTTCTACACATTTATGCTGCTATGGATTTTGCTTATTCTATTGGCGCAAACTCTGACTACACTGTTATTATGGTGGTTGGAGTAGATGAAGATAATAATTTTTATGTTTTAGATATTGATAGATTTAAAACAAATAAAATATCTGTAATGTATGATAAGGCTGAATTAGTATATCGTAAGTGGAAATTTAAAAAGATGCGTTGTGAAGTAGTTGCTGCACAGCGTCTTATTGTAGGACAATTTAAAGATTATATGCGTAGTCAAAATATTGTATTTACAATTGATGAATATAATCCACCTAAGAATATGCGTAAAGCTGAACGTATTGCTACCATTTTAGAACCTAGATATAATAATAATCAAATCTGGCATTATAAAGGTGGTAATTGTCAAACATTAGAAGAAGAACTAATGATGAACAATCCTGAACACGACGATATTAAAGATGCATTAGCTTCTTGTATTGAAATTTGTAAAGCTCCTATATCTAATCGGACATGGGGTAAACGAACAAATGTGGTTGCTTTTAATTCAAAATACGGTGGCGTAGCCTACTAAAAGGAAATAAGAAATGAATGAAAATGTACAAGTAAGTTATAATGATGATAGCTTGGCTAATAAGATTGCTGACATGTGGATGCGGTGGGATACTGCCCGTAGCGTATGGAAAACTGACCAACAAGAGTTACGTAATTATATCTTTGCCACTGATACACGTAAGACAAGTAATAGTAAACTCCCTTGGAAAAACTCTACTGTTACACCTAAACTTACACAGATTCGTGATAATCTTCATGCTAATTACATGGCTGCATTGTTTCCTTCTGAGAGTTGGTTTTTCTTTGAGGCTACTAATAAAGATAAAGACCTTGCTGCTAAAAGACAAGCCATTGTTAATTATCTAAAACAGAAACTTAAAGCATCTAACTTTCAATTGTTGGTGTCCCAATTAGTGTATGACTATATTGATTTTGGTAATGTAATTGCTACATATGATTATGTACGAGATGTTATTAGTGATGATAATGGTAATGTGGTCAATAGATATATTGGCCCTAAAGCCTATCGTATTAATCCTAACGACATTGTATTTAATCCGTTAGCTGAAGATTTTAGTAAGACTCCTGTGGTACGGAGAATGCTTAAATCAATTGGCGATTTAATGACAGACCTTGAAACAAAACCCAACCTTAATTATAATAAGGCTGTGGTAGATAAAGCTATTTCTTTCCGTCAAAACTATAGGGATGACCCTGAGTTTAAGAAAGAAGTTAATATGGCTATTGATGGTTTTGGTAGCGCAGATGAATATTTAGAAAGTGATATGGTTGAGTTGTTGGAATTCTGGGGTGATATTTATGACCCAGATACTAAGACCTTGTTGCGTAACCAACTCATTACCGTTATTGATCGTAAATGGATTTTACGTAAACAACCTAATCCGTTGTGGACAGGCAACAAACCTATGCACCACTGTGGCTGGAGATTGCGTACAGATAACCTGTGGGCACAAGGCCCACTAGACCAATTGGTAGGTATGCAATATCGTATTGACCACTTGGAGAACTTGAAAGCTGACGTATTTGACTTGATTGCTTACCCTGTTATGGTGATTTATGGCAACACTGTAGAGGAGTTTGAATACGAACCCGGTGCTACAATTTTTGTGGGAGATGAGGGTAAGGTAGACTTCCTTCGTCCTGACGCTACAGCACTGCAAGCAGACATGCAAATTGCTGAGTTGATGGGTCGTATGGAGGAACTGGCTGGTGCTCCTAAACAGGCTATGGGTATTCGTACTCCCGGTGAAAAAACCAAGTATGAAGTGCAAACCCTTGAGAATGCTGCTGGACGTATCTTCCAAAGCAAGGTAAGCTGGTTTGAACGTAACATTCTTGAACCCCTGTTGAACGGTATGTTGGCTGAAGCTATCCGTAACTTTGAAGGTGTAGAGCGTATTCGTGCCATTGATGAGCAATATAACACAGAAAGCTTTGTGGAGATTACCAAGCAAGATTTGATGGCTGAAGGTAAGATTTACCCTGTTGGTGCTAGACACTTTGCTGACCAAGCTAGGTTTGTACAGGAATTGACACAGACAATTGCTGCTGTACAGAGCATCCCCGGTGTGGCTGCACACATGTCTGGTAAGGCTATTGCCAAGGCTCTTGAGGAGAATTTGGGATGGCAGAACTACAAAATTGTACAGGATAATGCATCTGTATTTGAGGCAGCAGAGACACAACGTCTGCTCAACCAAGCTTCTGAAGATGTACAGACAGAGGCTGCTGTAGACCCGATGGGTGCTCCACTTGACATGGAAGAAGGAATGCAGTAAAATGAATAAACTATTACTTAATAATAAACCTATAGATAGCACTAATGAAGAATTTATTAAAGCTTGGAATAATAGTAGTTATATATTTGAAGCTTTATATAAAACATTAAGTAGTATGAGTGAAGACATTAACAATGTCAAGAAAGATGATTTTGATTGTCCCAACCACTATGCTAAGCTTAGCTACCAGATGGGACAGACTAAAATGATAGATTTTATCATTTCTTTGTTACCTGATTCTGCCAAAGGGTAACGTTTTTAAAGAACATGACACTAAGGCAGTCAACTTTTTAGGAGAGATTCCGCATGACCAATGCAACCATTTTCGGTGGCTCTGAAGACAACCAGAACACCAATACACCTGCAGCGACAACTGAGGGACAGCTTTTTACCGCACTTGTTGGTGAAACGCAAAAATACAAAACACCAGAAGAACTGGCTAAAGCTTACACTAATGCTGACGCATTTATTGAAACCTTGAAAGAGGAAAATCGTAAACTACGTGAGCAGACAATGGCAGCTAAAACCATCGACGATGTTTTGGAACGTATGTCGAAACAAAGCAATGCACCAGAGAACGACAATCCTCCTGCTCAGGGTTATACCCCTGAAGATGTGCAACAGCTTGTAGAGAAGACGTTAGTAGGTCGTGAAGTAGCTAAAGTACGACAAGACAATTTGATGCTGGCTGACAAACTGATGAAAGAGAAGTTTGGTGAGAAAGCAGAAGAAATCTTTAAGCAACGTGCAACAACACAAGCTAAAGGACAAATCTTGATGGAACTAGCAGCTAATGACCCGCAAGAGTTTGTATCTTTGTTTGTTGGTGTTACTCCAAATAACGCTAACACTATGGATACTGGTTCTATGAATACAACTTCAGTACCTTCTACTGGTGGTGATAGATCAAATATTGAGGGCACAAAACAATGGGCCGCAAAGATTCGTAAAGAGAATCCTTCTCATTATTGGTCACAAGATTTCCAGTACAAGTTACAACAAACTGTTACGAAAAACCCCGCCCTATATTTTGGGCAATAAGGAGATTTAAATGGCTGGTACAGATTATGCAAAGGTTAATGACCATCTAGTTCGCACAGAACTCTGGTCTGCCGAATTGAAAGACGTGTTGCAAGAACAATTGATGGGTACGAAGTATGTTCGTATGCTCAATGGTTTCCCAGATGGTAATCAATTTACTATCCCCTCTGTTGGCGAGTTGCCAATGCGTGAAACTGGTGAACTTACTCCTGTTGTGTATGACGCAATGGATACTGGTGAATTCACTTTCACAATTGATCGTTATGTGGAATCCGCTACATACATCACTGATAAAGCCAAACAAGACAGCTACTACGCTGCTCAACTGATTGGTATGTTCCCTACTAAGATGCGTCGTGCATTGGATGAGAATTTGGAATCTTCTGTATTCTCTCTTGCCAATCAACAAACATCTGGTAATGCGAACGCTATTAATGGTGCTGACCACCGCTTTGTTGCGTCTGGTTCTACTAACACTGTGTTGGCTCTGTCTGACTTTGCTAAAGCTAAATACGCTTTGGACAAGGCTCAAGCAGGTGGCGCACGTGTTGCCATTATCGACCCTTCACAAGAGTATGTGTTTAACACTCTGGTTGGAGCACAAGCATTCACTAACAACCCTGCCTTTGAAGGTATTGTTCAAGGTGGATTTGTTAACGAAGTAACAGGTATGCGTTTTATCCGTAACATTTTTGGTTTCGATGTGTACGTATCTAACTTCCTCCCTGCTGCCTCTGAAGCTGCTGCCTCTACCCTTGGTGGTGTTACCGTACCTGCTACCCCTACCGTGAACTTGTTCATGTCTGTTGGTGGTGATTTGACTCCGTTTGTTGGTGCATACCGCCAGATGCCTCGTGTTGAGTATGAGCGTAACAAAGACCTGCGTCGTGACGAATACGTTATGAATGCACGTTTTGGTTTGAAGCTCTATCGTCCTGAGTGTTTGGTTTCTGTTATCACCAAGAACACCATCTAACATTGAAAGGATTATAAAATGACTCGTGCTTCTACATGGACTAATGCCGACGGTTTGGTTGTTGGTTTTGGTAATAACATCCCTGAGCGCAATGACGCTGGTGTCAACGAAGTTGACGGTAACGACAAAAGTGCTCAGTTGAACTTCACTTTCCAAAGTACTTTTGGTTCAAGTGGTGCTAAGGTCAGCATTCCTGCTGGCTCTATCGTTAAAAACGTGTACATGAAAGTTGGCACTGCTTGGGCAGGTGGCACTTCATTGGCGTTCGGTGATGCAAGTGGTACTGGTAGCTGGATTACAGCTACACAAGGTGCTGTTGCTAACTTGACTGTTGGTGTGCCTATTCAAGCTCAAGGTGCTTATGCATATACTTCTACAGAGGGTCAACTTCCTCCTAAAGCGTATGCAGCAGCTACTGACTTGTACATTACTGCTGTGGGTACATTCACCGCAGGTACTGCTACAATTTACGTAGAATACGTTTAATGTAACGTAAAGGGGGGAGTGTAATGCTCCTCCCTTTTATTTTGGAGAAACAATGGCAACGGTACAACACTCTGCAATTACTGACCCGAATATCCATGAACCTAAAGGTGTAGCAGCAGCTACAATTAATAAGGTCTATGTATCTAATGGTACTGGCAGTGGAACATGGCAAAAACTTAGTCCACCACAACTTGCTGGTCTTACTACTAATGGTCAAGCAGGTGATACAATTACTGTTAATGGTAGTGGTAACTTTGTATTTACAGGTACTCCACATGGTCAAGTACATTTTTTTAATTTAGCTACTCCATACACATTAACTTATCCTTCCTCATTTACTAAACTTGCTCCTACAACTACAGCAGGTGGAATTCCTTCTAACTTTACTGAATCGACTAATGGTCGCCTTACATACACTGGTACAGACACTGTACCTATTTCTGTTTCTTACTCTGTATCTTTAGATCAAACATCTGGTGCAGAAAGAGACATAGTTATTGCTATTTATGAAAATGGTAGTGTATCTAATGGTTACTCTGTTGTTACTACAAGTACAGGTCAAAAACATAACTTGTCAGGTGTGCATACAGTAAACATGGCTACAGGTGACTACATTGAACTATACATTCAAA